AATAGAGTACTTTGAGTATAATGTTGCAGGAGCATATGTAGGAGATAATACACCAACATTCATTTACGATGAGCATTGTTTAGAAGACAGATAAGAGAAGAGTCCAAGCAGTATCAATAAGTCGCTCAGCGATGAGATATGAGGGTTTAAATACCACTTATAAGCCGACAGATTGATTGCAGGAAATTACTCAACAGTTGCTCTCATTTAATTAGGATTTCAGAACACATTAGATGCATTATTGTATTACAATTGTATTGCATCACATTAATTAATTATAAGTTACGATAACTACAATTGTCGTAACATATCACAGTAAGTCATTGATATATAAGGATAACATTGTATTGTTTAGTTTCAATAAACACTAATTATCGCAACATAATCAATACATACTGCATAACATCGGTCATATTTATTGTTATTTTATATTAACTAACATCCATATGTCGTAATACATATAATTTAGACCCCCACCCCCCAATTTTGTCGAACTACTTAACATCCATATAGTGCCAACCGACATACCATAATAGCAGAAAAAAGGGGGTATTGCTAAATAGAGCAATGGGGTGTATATATTTTATATGAAAATAAATTTTGAAAAATTTGAAGCAGGTATGAAGAACAATAAAGCAACATTCTGGATAGCAGTTAACGCACCCCAAGGGGATGAACTGCAAAAGGAAAACGCTAGAGTCACATACAAGGCAGAGGCAACATTTGATAGCAAGGATAAAACGAAAGTTAAATCTTTGTACATTGTTGGTAAGGATAAAGTATACGCTTGATTTACCTTACACGATGCCCACATATAAGCTAATTCCCGCTCACTGTGAGGGGATGTAACCTTGCTAATAAGGAGGTAATATGATTAGCACTGGCATGACAAGATTCACACCGAGTCTTATGAAACAAATGTTGGTTGGATTTGACGAATTTTTTGATGGTATAGATAACTATCAACAATATCCACCATACAATCTCATTAAGAGTGATGAGAATACATACAAGATTGAGATGGCACTAGCCGGTTTCAAGAAGAATGATATTAACATTACACTCGATAATAGCACTCTAAAAATAGAGGGCAGAAATAAGGTAGCAGACGATACGTACATTCACAAAGGTTTGGCGTCCCGCCAATTCAAGAGAGAGTGGAGTCTCGGCAATTACATTGAGATAGAAGAGGTAACCATGGAAGATGGTATTCTATCGGTTGTAATGAAAAAGAACCTACCAGAAGAAATGAGACCAAAAAAAATAAAAATTAAATAAATGCATATACCAGATAGCACGGAAGCGAAAATCGCTAAACTGCAAGAACTGGTAGGTCAAGTTCAAAATATTGAGAAACGCCAAGAAGCGAGAACATCGCTACTTGGTTATGCTAAATTTCAGATGGAGGGGTATAAAACCCCTCCACACATAAAGTTACTAGCGGAAAAATTAGAAGCCGTAGAACGGGGGGATATACGCAGGTTAGCTATATTCATGCCACCTAGACACGGCAAATCAATTCTTACATCAGAATTCTTTCCGGCTTGGTACATGGGGAGGAACCCCGATAAGTTTATTATCTGTTCCACCTACGCACAAGATTTAGCAGATGATTTCGGCCGTAAGGTACGTAATCAATTACAAGACAAGCAATACGGAACGGTATTCCCCGATGCGGAGTTATCAACTGATTCAGCGAGTGTGAGAAGATTTCACACTAGTCAAGGCGGGGTATACTTTGCTGTTGGTGCGGGCTCGGCCATTACAGGTAGAGGTGCACACTTACTCCTAATAGACGACCCTATTAAGGGAAGAGAAGAGGCAGACTCGCAAGCAATGCGGAAGAACCTTCTCGACTGGTATAGGGCAACAGCCTATACAAGACTTATGCCTAATGGGTCTGTTATTGTTATACAGACACGATGGCACGAGGATGATTTAGCAGGTTGGATACTAAAGGAAACCGGGCACGAGGGTTGGGATGTTGTTGAATTCCCTGCTGTTCTTAATAACACAGCCGCCGAAATGCTTGGACTAGAGGAGGGCGAACCACTATGGAAGGATGCCTATCCAATAGAGAGATTAGAAGAAATTAAAAAAACAATTGGTACGAGAGAGTGGACATCACTCTACAACCAAACCCCATCCATTGAGGAGGGCAACCTTATCAAGAGGTGGTGGTGGAAGACATGGAAGAGAACGGAACTACCGGAAATAGAGTATAAGATACAATCGTGGGACACGGCTTATACTGTAACGGAAACATCGGATTACTCAGCGTGTACAACGTGGGGTGTATTTAGTGGTGAGGGCGGATATAATCTTATCCTCCTTGATTCATTCAGAGAGAGGTTATCCTTTCCCGAACTAAAAAACGCCGCCGTGCACTTGTATAACGACCATCAACCAGACCTTATTCTCGTAGAGGCAAAGGCTAGTGGATTATCGCTTGTACAAGAACTCATGCGTACGGGTTTACCGATTACACCATTTAATCCAAAGAGGATGGACAAACTCGCAAGAGCTCACTCCATTGCCCCTTTGTTTGAAAGTGGAAGAATTTGGGCACCCGATACAGAGGAAACTGAAGCGGTTGTCTCCCAGTGTGCGGCATTCCCAAACACAAAACACGATGATTTGGTTGACTCGACTACGCAGGCTCTGATAAGACTGCGTAAAGGTTGGATGGTGAGTCACCCGCAAGACCCTGTATTCGAAGAACCCACAGGGCCGAAAGGAAGTTATTGGTGATTGAACAAGTAAAGAATAGAATAAAGAAACACGAAGGCTTTAGAAATAAAGTTTATAAGGATACTCTAAACAAGAGAACCGTGGGATACGGCCATCTATGCGTTGAGGATTGGTGGGAGGACGGCAAGGAATACACCGAAGCTGAACTAGAGAGAGTATTTGATAAAGACTTTGAAATAGCAAAGAATTCCGCATCCGAGTTATACAAGGATTGCGGCATAGAAGACGAAGCAAAGGGAATTATCATAGAGATGGTGTTTCAGCTTGGCCCTACTGGGGTAAAAAAATTTAAAAAAATGTGGGTGGCTTTGAATGAAAATCCCCCAAATTACAAGGAAGCAAGCGTCCAGATGCTCGATTCGAGGTGGGCGAAACAAACCAAGAACAGAGCCGAGGGGCTCGCAAACGAAATGAAAAAATTAGGAGTATAGAATGGCAGTAGTAAAAGGTTTATATGAATTAGGTAAAACCGCTCTAAAATACGGTATACCACTTACATATATTAAAAATTTAGGTAAAGATTTAGAGAAAAATCCAGATATTAATATTGGAGAAAGACTTAAAAACGCATTTGATTTAACTGGTAAAGATATAGGTAATGCAGTTAAATATGTAAAAAGTTTTTTTGATAATAAAAAAAATATGGGCGGTATGATGAATGCTCGTAAAAAAAACATGGGTTTAAAAATGGCTAATGGCGGCCCCGTTGGTTCTGGTTTAAAACCTGTTCCATCTGGCAATAAAGGTTTATCAAAATTACCTACACCTGTAAGAAACAAAATGGGTTATATGAAAAAGGGTGGTATGGTAAAAAAAAGAGCTAAATCTAAATCCAAAAAATCTCGTGGAACTGGTGCGGCTATCAAGGGGACTAAGTTTAAAGGAATATTCTAAAAATGGCACGAACACCACTTGAGCCTGTAAATCCTTTAGTAGAGGAAGAAATAACTATTGTTGCAGAGGGTGAACCTCTGGAAGAACCAGTTACGCTTACAGATAATATAGCAGAAAGTTTAGATGATGATACACTAGGTGAAATATCTAGTGAGTTGCTTGATGCTTTCGAAGCGGATGTTCAAAGTAGAAAAGAATACGAGGAAACCATTAAAAAAGGAATGGATTTACTTGGTCTTAAAATAGAAGAAACAACTAAACCTTTTCCGGGTGCGTGTTCAGCACATCACCCTATGATGATTGAGGGTGCAGTACAATTTCAATCACAAGCAATAAAAGAATTATTTCCTTCTGGTGGCCCAGTTAAAACACAAATTATTGGCGAACACAATAATGATACAATTAAACAAGCTAACAGAGTTAAAGAATTTTTAATTTATCAACTTACAGAGTCAATGGAGGAATACTTTGATGACTTTGACCAAATGCTTTTTTATTTACCTATAGTAGGTAGTTGTTTTAAAAAAGTATATTATGATGAATCACTTAAAAGACCTGTATCAAAATTTATTCCTATAACAGATTTTGTAGTATCTTATAATACAACAGACCTTAGAACGTCTGGTAGATATACACACATCCTACGCATGACACAAAATGAATTGCGAAAAAAACAAGTAAACGGTTTTTACATGGATGTAGAAATGGAAATGAATCCAGATGAGAATGACTCCAATGATATTACACAAAAAATACAAGACATAGAAGGTTTAAGTCCTTCAAAGAATTATCAAAAGGATGGTAGATTTACTATTCTTGAAATGCACGTTGATTTAGAAATTCCGGGTTATGAAAAAGAATATGCTTGTCCTTACATTGTAACTTTATGTAAAGAAACAACACAAATTTTATCTATTCGTCAAAACTTTGTTGACGATGACCCAGATTTTAAACGCATACAACACTTTGTACACTACAAGTTTTTGCCGGGATTTGGATTTTATGGTTTAGGCTATGTTCATTTACTAGGCAATCTACAAAAATCAGTAACAACCATTCTTCGCTCCTTGGTTGATGCAGGACAGTTCTCCAATCTGCCCGGTGGCTTTAAAGCTAGAGGCATGAGGGTAGAGGGAGAGCAACCTGTTGGTTTTGGTGAATTTAGAGATGTTGAGGGATACGGTGAAGATATACGTAAATCTATTGTTCCTTTACCATTTAAAGAGCCATCACAAACGTTATTTGCCTTATTAGGTTCAATGACACAAGAAGGAAGAAGATTAGCGGCTATTACAGACCTACAAACAGGTGATATGAACTCACAAGCACCTGTTGGAACAACTATTGCGTTGTTAGAACAAGGTATTAAGGTAATGTCCTCTATTCACAAGAGACTACATAAAGCACAAAGAGAAGAATTTAAAATAATTACACGAGTGAATAAGGATTTCCTCCCAGATTACTATCCTTATCGGGTCGAAGGAGACAGTAAGTATGTCTTCAGTAAAGATTTTGACGATAGAGTTGACATTTTACCTGTCTCTGACCCAAATATCTTCTCAACTGCACAACGTGTACTATTAGCACAGACACAATTGCAAGCGGCTTCGGCGGCACCACAGATACACGACATGAAAGAGGCATATAAAAGGTTGTATGAGGCTCTAGATGTTAAAAACATTGATGAAATGTTATTACCAGAAATAGGTGCAAAGCGAAAAGACCCTGCAACAGAGAATTATGCAATGATGCATGGTAGACCAGTTAAGGCATATGCCGTTCAAGACCATGATGCACACATAGCTGTACATCAATCGTTAATGAATGACCCCACAATGATGCCACAATCACCACAAGTGGCACAACTTATAGCGGGTACAATAGCATCACACATACAAGAGCACCAAGCTCACAAATACAGAGCCTTAATTGCGGCACAAAGTGGTATGGAACTACCACCTGCACCGGAATACGACAAAGCTAATCCGGGCAAGGATGACGAGTACGAAGAAATACCAGAGGATGTAGAAAATCAAATAGCTTCAATGCAGGCACAAGCGGCTGTACAAATGGCACAACAAAACCAAGCTATGTTACAGGCACAACAGCAACAAGCACAACAGCAAGACCCTCGTGTTCAAATTGCAATGCAAGATTTAGCAATTAAGAAACAAGAAGC